ATTCCGCCGACACTAGCCACGACAGGAGATCTACATGGCTAACACGACCTTCTCTGGTCCGGTACGTTCTCAGAACGGCTTCCAGACTATCTCCACCAATGCCACGACCGGCGCCGTTACTGTCCTCGGCAAAAGCGCCGCTGCGATTGCCAATCCGGCTGCTACGGGCGCTGGGATCGAAGGCACGGCGGCGGTGTATGAGACTTCGGTGAAAACCGAGAACGGCATCGTCACCACCTCGATCATGATCGACCTGACTGGCCTTCAGTCGGGCGGCACGGCTGGCGACATCATCGGCAAGAACGGCTCGGGCGTTGCCTACATCGCGCGCATCACCGCTGCGGACAACGGCACGGTGTTTGGCGTGAAGATGACCTGCTTTGAGGCACCGGCTGGCGGCGATGACGACATTGATCTGTATTCGGCGACCGAGGGCACAGGCGTTGAGGACGTTGCGATCTCGACGCTGACCGAGACCCAGATCATCAACTCGGGCACACTTGCGCTCGGCACGACGGCCTTCGGCACGGACATCGTGGCGGACCAGTACCTCTATCTGGTTGGCCAAGGCACTGCGAACGCGGCGTACACCGCGGGCCGCCTTCTGATCGAGATCTACGGCTACGCCTGATAGGAGGGCCAGATGGCCAACTCTGATATCCGGTCAAAGTATTTTGCTGCCGATGCGACGGCGGCTGACGCTGACGGGGTCTGCCAATCGCAGACCCCGGCTGCGGGCGGCGTGCAGAACTTGACCATCAACGGGGCTCAGTCCTCGGGCGGGGTAGCGACTTTCGTTGCCGCGAGGCTGATTACGATCACTTCGGCGGGTGCGGACAGTGGACGGACGTTCACCGTGACCGGGACTGACGTCAACGGTTTCGCGCAGACAGAGGCCATCACCGGGCCTGCTACTACGACCGTGACCGGAACGAAATACTTCCGCACAGTCACGCAGGTTAGCGTTGATGCGAACACTGCCGGGGCAATCACCGTCGGCATGTCAAACTCCTCAGTGGACGTTATCTTTGCCGGTCGGATGCGTCTTCGCGGGCTCTACATCGTAAACTCCGCTTCGGCGGGGACGGTGGCTGTTCGCAACGGCGGCGCGGCTGGCGCGATTGGTGTCCAACTCGGCACTGTGGCGGATGACAAGGCTATCTCTGACGTTGAGATGCGCGAGCAGGGGATCTTGTTCGCGGATGGTGGCTATGTTGCCTATGCGGCCAACGCTCCGGCCTTTGCGAGTATCACGGCCTTCTACTCATAAGGGAGACCGACATGGCGCGGGAACTTTCGTCCATCAGTCGAATCGGGCGAACCGAGCCGTTTGAGTTGCAGGTGGCCCGTGGGCAGATCACGGGCCACCGGTCTGTAAGTGTGTTTGGCTACAATCCTGACGTAGATCAAACCCGTGTCACTGTGTGGCCGCACACGGGGATCATACCGTTTCCTGCTGCGGCCCTCCAGATGAAGGTCAGTTCTTCCAGCACAGACGATACTGCTGCGGGCACCGGGGCGAGGACTGTTTATGTGGAGGGGCTTGATGCGAACCACAGAGAGATTTCGGAAACGGTTACTCTGGACGGCCAAACAGAGGTTCTGACGTCAAAATCCTACTTGCACATCAACAACGCATATGTGGCCACGGCGGGCTCCGGGCTTTCCGCTGCCGGGGACATTTACTTCGGCGATGGCGTAGTGACTGCGGGCGTGCCGGCTACAGTCTATGACCTCATCAAGTTCGACTACAACAGTCGTATTACAGGTAGCTACACAATCCCGGCTGGGTACATTGGGTATGTATCTCAGGGGCTGTTTTCGGCTGGTCAGCCGGGCGGTTCTGCACAAGTCCGAGGTAGGCTTCTAACGATAGGTACTGATGGGATACGCAGGACTATTGCCATCACAACTGTAAACAATGGCACCGCTGACTATACGTTTGAGTACCCTGTAGCTGTTCCAGAGAAGACAACGGTTGAGGCTACCGCGCAGGGAAGTTCAAACAACAACGAGGCGTCGTCTCTTTTCATTCTTGTTCTGGTTCAAAATGCGGATGCCTACTGATGTCAAAAGGTGAGATGCCGCCTCGGAACAAGAAGAACTTCCGCCCGACAAAGGCGGGGGCTGGGATGACCGCGGCTGGCGTCAAGGCGTATCGCCGCAAGAACCCCGGCAGCAAGTTGCAGACGGCCGTGACGGAAGACAACCCGACTGGAAAGCGCGCTGCGCGGCGGAAAAGCTACTGCGCGCGGTCCGCGGGGCAGATGAAGGACTTTCCGGAGGCGGCGAAGGATCCGAACAGCAGGCTTCGGCAGGCCCGTCGGAGATGGAAATGCTGACGCGCACGCTGGAGCCCTTTTATCTTGACGAGGAGCGCAAGATTTGCGCCGAGATCCGCGCATGGTCTGCCTATGCCCTTGAGAAGCCGAATCCGTACTTTGCTGGGTTGCCCGCGTGCCCGTATGCGAAGACGGCTTGGCAGAACGACCGTGTGGCGATTGTTTTCAAGTACGGCGGCAATCAGGCGTTGTATTCGATCCTGTCGTCGTTTGATGACAGTTTCGACCTGATTATTGTCGTCAACCACCACGAGCGTCAGTCTCCTGACGCCTACCACGAGTATCTGGACCAGTTGAATGTTGCGATCTCGGAGGGGATCTTTGTTCAGCGCGATCTGTGGGTCATGGGTTTTCACCCGGACGACGGTCAGAACGAACTTGTGGATGACGGGACTTTTGTTCCCGTCACGGGAACCGTGTACTCGATGATCTTTGTTCAGCGCCTGTCGAAGATACAAGAAGCGGCAGACAAGCTGAAGGAACTCGGGTATTATGACCAGTACCTCGAAGAGTATGACGCCGCGGAACTCTTCGAAAAGCGAGCGGCATTTTACAGGAGACTGAAAAATGGCGATGAGCCCTCGTAAAAAGATGGCCATGGGCGGCGAGATGGGCAAAAAGAAGCCCGTCAAGATGCGCGGTGGTGGCATGGCGATGAAGATGCGCGGTGGTGGCATGGTCAAGAAGATGCGCGGCGGCGGCATGGCGAAGAAGGACAAGATGTGATGAAGACCAAGCAATCCAAGCAATCCAAGAACAAGCCGCGCGTGAACGCGATTTCGCGTGGCCGTGCGGCTGCCGGGTCCCGTGAACTGCGCGAGATGCGCAATGTTCGCGAGAGCGCGGAGCAGGCGGAGCGTTTTCAGGGCGAGGATCTTGAGGCGGCGCGTCCGCTCCGCAAGTCTCCGGCTCCGCTCCGCAAGTCTGTTCCCGTTCCGCCGATGCGGCCGCCGGGTCTGAAAGGCAAATCCGTTCTCATTCCTCCGATGCGCCCGAAAGATCTGGCCAAGGGCGGTCCGGCGAAGAAGGGGAAGAAGTGATGAAAAAAATCCCGCCGAAAACGTACCCGGTTCCGGGTCCTGCTCCGATTCCTCCGACGCCGATTCCTCCGAAGCCTCGGACCACGCCGGTTCGTCCGCCCATTTCTCAACCGAAGCCTCCTCGGCCGGGCGGCCCGGTTCCGACTCCTCCGAAGCCGGTTCCGACTCCTCCGAAGCCTCGGCCTGTTCCGACTCCTCCTCGGCCGGTTCCGACTCCTCCGAAGCCTCGGCCGGGCGGCCCGGTTCCTCCGAAGCGTCGGCCTGTATCCCCGAAGCCGAAGCCGGTTCCTCTCCCGGTTCCTCCGCCGGGGTCTCCGACCATACCGAAGCCGAATCCGAAGCCTCGGCGCTATCTAGTTCCGATGAAACCCGGCAAGAGGTAAGAGCGATGGCAAAGCCCGGTCTCTACGCAAACATCCACGCCAAGCGCAAGCGCATTGCTGCGGGAAGCAAAGAGAAAATGCGCAAGCCGGGCTCGAAAGGTGCACCGACTGCCGAAGCATTTCGGCAGTCGGCCAAAACCGCGAAGAAAGCCGAAGGCGGCGCGGTCAGTTCTGGCGTTCGGCGGCTGAAAATGTCCGAAGAGGTTAAGCGCAAATGACCGTGTCCGGTACGAAAACCTTCGAACTCGACGTCACCGAGTACATCGAAGAAGCCTACGAGCGTTGCGGCTTGGAGGCTCGTACCGGCTATGACCTGCGGACCGCGAAGCGTTCGCTGAATTTGATGCTGGCCGAGTGGGCTAACCGCGGCATCAACCGCTGGACGATTGCCCAGACCACGCAGACAGTGACTGTTGGAACGGCGTCGTACAGCCTTGGCGCGGAGACGATTGACATCCTGTCGGCTGTTGTTCGCAGAGATGGTACGGATTACTCGCTTGATCGGATCAGTCGGGACGACTTTTTGACCATCCCTGACAAGTCGATGCAGGCCCGCGTCATGCAGTTCTACGTTGACCGTCAGATCACGCCTACGCTGAAGGTGTGGCCGACGCCGGACAACAGCACGGACATAATTATCTTCGACCGGCTAGTTCGGATGGACGACGCTGCGACGCAGGCAAACACGCTGCAAGTCCCGTTTAGGTTCTACCCTGCTCTGGCGGCGGGGCTGGCCTATTACATCTCGCTCAAGAAGGCTCCCGCGCGCACGGAGGTCCTGAAGATCCTGTACGAGGAAGAGATGGCTCGTGCGATGGAAGAGGACCGCGACCGCGCGTCGTTCATCATCCAGCCCAGTGTGGCTTATAGCTGGGGGATGTGATGGGCAAGTTTGCGTCTGGCAAATACGCTTACGGCATCTCCGACCGTTCCGGTTTCCGCTATCGGCTGAACCGGATGAAGAAAGAGTGGACGGGCTTTCTTGTGGGCCCGGACGAGTATGAGCCGAAGCACCCGCAACTTGAGCCGCGGCGCAGGGTTTCTGACCCGCAGGCACTGAAGGACGCGCGGCCGGATCAGCCTGAGCCTCTGTTTGTTTTCGTCGGCGTGCCGCTGGTTGAGGATCCGACTCTTGGGCCCGTGTGGGGCGTTGGCCAAGTTGGCTCTGTTACGGTGAGGACGACATGAGCTTTACATACGCCCAACTGAAGCAGGCCATTCAGGACTACACGCAGAACACGGAGACGAGCTTCGTGAACAATCTGCCTGTGTTCATCCGCATCGCGGAGGAGCGCATCCTGAAGAGCGTCCAATTGAGCCTGTTCCAGAAGAACGTGACGGCCAATGCGACGACTTCGAACAAGTATCTGGCGTGCCCTCCGGACTTTCTAGCGCCCTACGCGCTGAGTTACGAGGTGTCGGGGTCGAAGACGTTTGTCGAGTTCAAGGACGCCAACTTCGTCCAAAGCTACAACCCTGACGGCTCGGTGACGGGGCAACCCAAATACTATGCCCAGTTCGATGTGGACAACTTCATCTTGGCGCCGACGCCTGCGTCGAACTATGTAATGGAGTTGCATTACCTGTATCGCCCGGCCAGCCTGACCGCGGGTGCCGAGAGCGGCACGACGTGGCTCAGTACGAATGCGGAGTTGACCCTTCTGTATGGTTCGCTTGTCGAGGCTTACATTTACATGAAGGGCGAGCAGGACATCATGGCAATGTACAATCAGCGGTTCCAAGAATCGCTTATTGGCATCAAACTTCTTGGCGAGGCAAAGGAACCGACCGATCAGTATCGGACGGGCATGGTAGTGAGGCCGAAACAGTAATGCTTGGAGCATCAATGGAAGTGCCGCGCTACGCGCAGCTTGTGACGGTCAACACGACTTCTGGGCGTGGGTTCACGCCGGAGGAATTGGCTGCCAAATGTGCGGACAAGATCGTCGCTGTTTCGGCGGATGCTCCTGCGCCCATTCGGGATCAGGCGCACGCTTTCAAGCAG